ACACCTGGGACAGATAGCTTTAACGTCGTGCTTTCCCGTTAGATCTACCATTTTTCTTTTTTATCTCTTTCTCTAGTAAAAATTCTATAACTTTTTGTACACTTACTGGTACTTCAAACCTATTCTGAGCTAAACCCAACAGTTTTGAATGTGTATCTGTAGATACAGATACGGACTTAAATTTACTTATATCCGGCATTTTTGTCTCCTTATTATATTATTATATGGGATTATATAGAGCAAATATTATATTTGACAATAGTTTATTTTAATTTATTTTATAGGTATCCACATCTTTTGGCGTCCAGGTGTTTTCCCTTAATTTTTCCACTTGGACGTCATTTCTTTATAATCCAGGGTTCTTCTAGGAAATTAAACACAACTTTACCATTGACGTATTGTGTATGTTTAGTTTTGCAGGTTAGGCACTTGTACACACGGCCTGGCTCTTCTTTTGCCCTAATGAAAGGAACATATTCGGTACATCTATCACATATACCCAATATAATCTCAATATCGTAATCATTACGATCCAACTAATCCTCCCGCAGAAAAACGTTTACGACCCATAATCTCTCTTATCCACTCATCCTCAAAGTTTTGTAGATTTTCTTTTAAATAATTATCTTTCCATTTTATTAAAGACAATTGGCTAAGTCGATAGTCATGATTTCCTGATTTATGATTTAAAACCCACTCCGGTCTTTTTGTTTGAAAGTATTGTGGAAACAAAGCATATCCAATCATAGTGTGTATGCTACAATTTATTTGCATCCCTATATCGGTCCAATGTTCTGGTCTGTTGTCTGTCTTTCCTGCAGGTATTAATCTTCTTCTTATTTTATCTTCCATTCCTAATTCTTTTAATCTTTCTGTCGTAATTTGAAACCTACATTCAGGATAACCACTTTTTCTTTTGCTAAGTTTTACAGGAACTCTTTTGTCTCCTTTTTTACTTTTTACTTTTCTTGAGATCCATGGAAAGCATTTAGTGCCATATTCTTCTGGGTTATTTTCAAAGGGTGGTAACATTCTATAACCTTCTTGGTTTGGTCCTTTGCCTTTTAAAAAATATGCACCACTCATGTGTATATGAAATTTGTCTTTTTCTATCATCCAAAACTGAGCATCACATTCAGCGCCATTACCATGTCTTCTGGTAACAGGTATCTGACTAATATCTACAACAACATCAGAAAATTTTTCATGTAAGTTGTCAACAGGTATAAGAGGTATCATTTTATATCCCCCCAACTGTCGCCTTTTTCGTAGTCGACTTTGTTCGGGACTTGTAACTCAACCGCTTCCTCCATAACTCTAATAATTTTCTCTGAGTCCTGTACGCTTGCCACTGATATATCAAGCTCATCATGAATTTGTACATGAGGTATTATTCCTTCCTGGTACAGCGCCAACATAGATTGTTTAGTCATGTCTGCAGCTGATCCTTGTATTAGTTTGTTTAATGCTTTGTATGTAAAAGCTCGTTTAATCCCTGGTCCATGCTCCCTGAGTGCGTCTGCATGTTTCAATGGTTTCTTAATACCAAAACCGTGTGGCTCCCACATATCAAAGTGACATAGTCTTCCCCCAATCGTTCTGATCTTACCGCTGTCATCGGCTCTGCGTGATACAGCCTCCGATAACATTTTTACAAAAGGCGCTCGCTGGTGATATGTCTTTAATAGTTTCTCAGCTGCGTCTTTCATAAGTCCTAGTTCTGCCATAAGTTTGTTCTTACCCATGCCATACATAATACCTAAGTTTATAGTCTTTGCTTGTTTACGATCTATACCGGCCATGTCAGCAATCATCTGATGAAAGTCTGCACTGCCATCGTTGTATGCATCGACAATTGTGCCTGTGCCTTCCAATCGCATCAGTGATGCAAAGTGCACTAATATTCTTGGCTCCTGCTGGCTGTAGTCAAAACAACCCCAAGTGTGTCCTTCTTCTGGTATAAATAAACTTCTAATCAACGGTCCAAGATGCTTGTGTCGTGCTGGTATCTGCTGGAGGTTTGGATTATTGTAACTGAACCTGCCGGTAACTGTACCACCCTGGTCAGATCGTATTTGATTTATTTCTGCGTGTATGCGGCCGTTATGTTCGTGCTTTAGTATTGTATCAATAAATGTTGTGTTGGCTTTATTTATCTCTCTTGCTTCGTTAATAAGTTTTGGTAGCTCAGCTGGATGTGTGGCAAGAAAGTTTTTTGTAAAGCTTGGTGCACCTTTCTCTGTCCTGTCGTATGGTAGTTTTTCTTTGTCAAATGCTTTAGCAATAGAAGCTGCAGCCCATATCTCTACATCAAAACCGGCTAACTTATTTATATCTCTCATTAAATTTTTTTCTGTTTCTTGTAGTTCTGCCTTGACTGACATAGCTTTTTGAGCGTCAACACGCACACCTTTAAATTTCATATCGACTAAACATGGAAACAAATTAGTCTCTAAATTAAATACGTCCCACAGATCTTGTTTTGATATTTCATGCTGTAGTGCATGCCACAGCTTCAATGTCATCTCTGCGTCTTTCTCTGCATACTCACCTACAAACGGTGCCGGCAATCTCCACATCTCTGCTTTTGCATTGACACCAAAATCTTTGGCAGCATCTTGTAAAAGTTTTTCATTCTTACGCATGCCAATATAATCTTTACCAATAGAGTCTAGTGTGTAACTGAATCTATTTTCGTCAATCAAACTTGCAGCAATCATTGTATCAATGATGCCACCATTTATTTGAAACCCAAGTGAACGTATCCAGGATACATCATACATGGCATTGTGAAATATTTTTGTAGCGGTGTTATTTAACATTTCCTCAAACCAATCAAGAACTAATTCTCGGTCCATGTTCCCACCACCTTCGTGCGCGATAGGAAAATAGCCGGACCATCCTTCGACCGCAACGGCAATGCCGACTATCTCCCCGTCTTTTCTCACCGCACCTGACCCCATAGACATCAGGTTTGGATCTCGTGTTTCTAAGTCAACAGCTATCTCGCTGTGACTAGATAAATCTGGTAAATGATCTGGTGGAACCCATTCTGTTTCGGGTGTGAATAGTGGCTGTTGTAAAGTTCTCACTTATACTCTTCCTTAAGTTTGTTTATAAACCAAATAGCTTTGTCTAGATCTTCTAGTGGTTTACCTTTATGCTCGTGACGCCAAATATATTTTATAGCAGAACCTTGTAGATAATATTTAAAACCATCGCCTTGACATGACTGGATAGCATCGATGCAACCTATACCGCCTTTGTTATAGTGTGATGGAAAATTTACAGGATCGTGTTTTTTAGAAGACATAGCACCTCTCATAATTTTTTGGTTCTAATATATGTAAAGATTTTTTTGCTCGTGTTACAGCAACGTAGAATAATCGGTGTAGTTCATCTGGATTAATATCATTGTTGTCAACAGCAGATTTAGTAATATCAGGAAGAATGAGTACATTGTCAGCTTCGCCTCCTTTAGCGGCATGTATTGTTGATAGAGTTATGCGTGGTGTTTGTGTAATCTTTTCGTCGTTAGCTAGCATATTTCTTATATAGTTTTCTGTGTCTACGTCCAGGCCAGCAAACGCTTTATACCAAACATCATCTGTTTGTAATCCATGTTGCTCCATACATTCTGCGATGTAGTATCCTTCTTCATTCTCGTTTAATGTTTTACCTGTCCTATAACCCTTTGTAACATTTTCTCCCAGATATGCATAGACATTTTTTATTGATGCCACAGGTAGTAAATGCTCCATTGAACGCCACTTTTCCCAAGTTTGTATGGCTAATAATAAATCTAATTTAATAGAGTTCTTGTGTTTGTGAGAAAAATACCAACCCTGCAGTTCACATAAATCTTTTATGTCATCTAAAAAATAATTTGCACTTGACAATACCAACCACTGTCCTTGTGACATGTCCACTTGTGTAACATCAGAATATCTTGTTAAGTCACCCATCTCTTGTCTAGGCATATATTCTTTGTCGTATCTGTTAGAAACATTTCTAATAATTTTTTGTGACAACTCATGTATTGGTCCACCAGGTATTCTGTAAGATTGTTTTAGTGTATCGATTTGATCTACTTCTTCTTTAAGAGCGATAAAAGTATCAACATCAGCGCCAGCCCATCTAAATATAGCTTGATCGTCATCCCCAGCAATGTAGGTCTTGTCTGCTTTCGACCAAAGAGTCCGGACCATTCTCCACTGCAAAGGTGAGAGGTCTTGTGCTTCGTCAATAAATAATACGTCGAAAGTTGGTGAAACATCTTGTTGAATAAATTGTTCCAACATGTCATCATAGTCGTATAATCCTTTTTCTCTCTTATACTTGTTAAGTTCTTGATCTAAAAGATATAATAAATCTCTCTCAATGTCCATATGGTGCTCGTTTTTGTCGTATAGATCCAGGACAGGCATTTCTAAAACCCGTGCTTTATTAATTAATCGTAAATATTCGTTGTCAGAACTAAATACTCCATCCTCCTCACTGTACCATGCTGTCTTAATAGGTATGCCGCATTGTAAACCAAAGTCTCTGTAGTCTGAGTGTTTCATCACACGTTCTTTGTTCATGCCTAAAGTTCTAAATGCAAGAGAGTGTAGTGTTCTAAAATAAGGTATCTCTTTTTGATCTATCATAAATTTTTCTTCTGCCCTGTGTGTTGCTTCCCATGCAGCTTTCTTTGTAAAAGAAAAATAACCTATCTTTTTTATATCTACACCATTGCGTAAAAAGTCTTCTACTAAATTTAATAGTGTTGTGGTTTTACCTGTACCTGGTGGTCCTAGTATTATTGTTTTCATTAGAATGGTGACTTTTCGTATGTAACTTCTGATATTTCTGGTTCATCTTCATTCTCGGCCTTCATAGATTTAATTTTTATTACATGTGGAGTCTGTCCTTTTAATTTCATACGAACTTCTTTTTCAAAACCATCTAAATTTTTTATAAGGCTCGCTGTTTTTTGTCTGTCTAACTCCCAATTGTTTCTTTTTGCCCAAGCATAAAAATCATCCATTCTAAAATAACAATAATTATCTTCATCCGTCCAAGCCATCTTTCTCAGTATGTCTTCTTTTTTTCTGCCTTGTGGTCTGTTAACAGTAAAATCTTTTAATAAGTTTGTAATAAAATATTTAGGATCCAAAGATTGTAATGGTTCACTATGATCAACATTTTGCATTAAGTTTCTTAAATATAGTTGTCTCCAATTCTTTGCTGTAACTTCTGGTATCACTATATCTGTTTGATCTAACACAGCCGTTGCAAATAGTTCAGGGTTTCTTAGTTCTATTGTTTTTAATTCTATCCTTGCATCATCTACATTTAAAAACCACTGTGGTGGGTTTGATGTTACTCTGACTAAAGCGCTCAGCTGTGGCATCTGTTCATCATCATAACCTACACCATGCATTTTTGTTGCACACTTAGCTGCATTACACACACCGCAAATAGGTTGTTCTTTACACCTGTACTTATCATATCCCTTTCTATTTAAAGATTTTATAAGTGCCTGTACTTCTGTATTACCAAGAGGTGGGTCCATGACATTAAGATTGTCAGCAACTAACATGTCTTCCCAATTGTCCGGATTAGATTTTTTTCTGTACACGCCAACATTAAATAATCCATTGTTCCTGGCGCCTTCTCCAAAACCCTCTTCTGCTAATTTATTTAAACAAGGAGGCCCTTCTTCAAAATATTCTTTTTTCTTTGGTGGTTGTTTAATTTTTACACTATCTATCTGCTCTTCTGTTTGTACAAACTTATCATACATAGAATAGAATGATTCTAAACTAGCGGCATTGCCTTCTTCGTCTAATGCGTACCTCAAACCTTTTGTGCCTGCGTGATAAGGTAAATTTAAAAAATTACCTACGTCACCTCGTTCTGCTAATAATTCTGTTTGTTTTGGAAATACCTCACTATCTTCATAACCCAAAGCCTTAGCCATTTCTTTTAATTTTTCCTGCATAAGAAATGCAGGAATAAAAGTTTCTGCAAATAAAAATAAATGTGCGCCACCAGACTTGGATCTAAATGTTATCAAAGGCAGATTTAATTTTTTTACTTTCTGCAAAATTTCTTTGTGATCTAAGTTATATATATCAACATCAATACAACCCCACCTACACTTGTTCTCTTCGTTTATAGGTATCACACCTAAAGCAGGTAATAGTCTACCATTAGAATCTGATTTACCCTCTAGGTGATCTGTCCATAATTCATCTGATATTTTTTCCCGTCTTATCCAGGGACGTCCTTTTTCTTTACCTCTAGTATCTTTTTTACCAGATAATATAAGCTGACCAAAGGCACTATTGTTGCCTTCAAATATTTCTTTAAAGCGTTGCATATTGTTTTCTGTACTCTTCTATCTTCTTTCTATTATGTTCTCGGTATTTTTTCTGATACTCCTTAGTCTTTCTATCAAAATAATCCTTACCTTCTGGACTATCTCTAAACATTTGTAATGTTTCTTCAAGACCTTTAATCTTAGTTCTTAACTTTTGTAAAGTTTTAACTCTGTAATATTTTTTATGATAAATAGTTCTGTTGTCCATAGTTCTCTCTTTCTATATAATTAGGCCCACCAACAGGGGGGTAGTCGATGGGCCTACATGATTAAAACGGTACTTCGTCTTTAGACTTAGTTTCGTCTCCACCATGTTTTGCAGTTACGTCACCTTTGTTTACGGAACTAGCAAAACTTTTTGCGGCCTCATACAAGTCTTTGTCTTGCACAGGACCAACCTTTTCAATATTCCAACCAAACCAAGTTCCCTTGTCATTTGATTGTTGTACTGTTTTAAGGCTATACACGTGACTATACATAGCCGGTGTGAACATACCAGTTTTCCCTTTTAACTTGATACTGTTCATCATTGAGTTCCATGATCTACTTACTTTTAATTGCGTAGACTTCATAGAAATCAAAGCTGATGTACCATCATCAATCAACACAAAATAAGACGCCGTGTTTTCTAAATAGTTACCATTTGGTAATCTATCTTTGTAACTTGCATCTCTTGTTGCCTCTTTGATAATGCCACTATCAACAGAGTGTATAGCTACAGGAGCACTTGTGCCCTCGCCTCTATCACTCCACTCGACATACTCCCTTTTGTAATAGCATGGAATAATATTTACTCCTCCTTCACCATCGTAAAGTTGCTTAGTCACGGTATTAAATATCATACCGGGTTCAGCACCATCCACATATTTGGCGTCCCTTTTATTACATTCGGGTGATAGTTGACCTAACACTCTAAGAAATGGTAATGCATAGTCATCTGTGTCCATGTTACTAAAACTTGTGTTAGCGTCTTGTTCAAACATGCTCGTTAGAGCAACGTCTGTCTTCTTTTTTTCTGTTACTTGGTTCATGTTACTTTTCTCCTTATTCATGATTCTTTATTTCCGGCTAATTTTAGTTTGATCCTTTATAAATAAATGAAAAGAATCCGAGGGCATATCGAGGCCGGCCTCGATACGCTCTCTATAAAGAGCTTTCAACGTCATGGGCTCAACTTTTGATTTTTGTTGTGGCTCATAACCTTCTTGCTCCGCAAGGCTCAGGAGATCCTTCGCCTTGTTATCTTCGCCTTTACCGAACGTAACAAAGACTTCATTTTTAATGATGTCCTCTAGCCCGTTTTCTCGAAGCCATGTGTAAGCTGACTCAATATCATCTTTTTTGATAGTGCAACTGTAAGATTTTTTTACCTCTACAGCGCTGCCGTCAGCTAATTTCAAAGATGATAGCCCTTGCTCTGCTAGCATATTAGGTATTATCTCTGAACTAATCTTGTCTGCTTTTTCTTTTTTAAATTTTATTTTATCTTCTAGATCTGAAATTTCATCTTCATAAGCTTTCAGTTCTTTACAATAGTTAGCTAGACTAACTATGTCAGTTTTTTCTATTATTTCTTGTTGATCTTCTTCAAAATCAATGTCGTTTATTTCACTCATTGTCTATTCCTTTCTCGAATAAATTAAAACTTAGAGGATAGTATCTTGTTTCTTGTCTATCCCATTTTAGTAAATTAAACCTACCTTGTGTTATATCGCTTACTATTGCTGTAGATAATCCTATTATAGCAGGATCACCTGTGCAAAGTATGTAATCAGTAGATTTAAAATCTTGTAAATTTTTCCGCATCTTATGTATAAAAGGTGCAGGACTAAACATCATCTGTGAATTTTCTGGTAAACAAATAACCAGGTATCCATAGTCTGATGCTGTTAAAATATTTATGTTTCTTGGTGGGTGTTGTAATACATACACAAAATCTGCGTCAGGGTTCTCTTTGTTAAACTGCAAAAATTCCTGCA